GTTGGTTGAACATTTCTGCTTTAGCCTTACGTTTTTGGAATTTGCGCTCACGTTCAAAGTTTTCACGGATCCACGGCTTTTGAGTGTGCTCTTCAGCTTCGATTAAATACAAAACGCCTGATTTGCTAACACGATAAATCTCGCCATTTTTTTGGATGTATTCGTATGAGTACAAACGCATACGGAATTCATTGTTTTCATCACTAATAAATTCAGTTTTCTTTTGTGTAGGAGTATTCATTGTTGTGGCTCCTTGACTTGGTGCTGATATTCACCATATTTGCGAGCACCACACTCACAGGTATATAAACCTTTCTTACTAAAAGAGAGTCGAGATGAAGTTGCTGAAATTGAACCTGTCGTTACATCGACATTCTTTTTAAAGTTCCATTTGTGTCGTGGACCTAAAGTACATTTATTCACAACTCACCCCCTTACCAAAGCGATATAAGCAACACCGCCAAATGAGAAAAAGATGACTGTTCCGAGAACAAAGCTTTGAACCTTGCTCCAAAACCAACGATTCGAAATCTGTTCGATCGTCAGTAGACGTTGTGGTTTTTTGTGTGACATAATTACCTCGCCATTTGGTAAAACCCTCGAATTGCTTTGACCGGCTTCGGGGGTTTTGTTTATCTGATGAGATATAATTTAGTATTTACTAATTAATTAGTCAATAGTGTTTACTAAATATTTAGCGAATTTATTTAGTATTATGTTTTAATAGACAAAAGAAAACCCTGCATATAGCAGGGCGAGATAGGTCACACTTAGTTATTACAGGTTATCCTTCAGTAACCTTGGTGTTGATTATAAGTTTTCGGTATTACAGGTAAATGAAAACCCACGCGGGGTGGGTTATCCTAAAACTTAAATTAAATTATGAGAGAATTTTACTTAAAGGCTTTACTTGTGCGAAATCCGACAAAATTCGCTGTTCGGATTTATATTTATCATTTTCCAAATCATCAAGAATTACCATAAATTTTAACTCACTATTTAAAGTTTGAGTATCTATATACTTTCTAAGTAAATGATTAGTTTTGTTTTTATTAACCTCTGAAAAGTCTATTAATTTATTTTCAGAGCCAAAACTAAATTTATACTTCTCGCCTGAACGACCTAAAATTCGCGGGTTCACTTCTAAGCTAGCATATTCTTTTTCAAGAATAATTCGTAATTTACTTAAAAGAACATCAATATTATTTGATTTATGTTTAGGATTAAAATCAATCATCTTTCTAAGAATGTCTGAATAATCAAGCAAATCAAATATCAAGTCACTATCATTCGATATACCAACTAGTGCCTGATCTACAACTTGGATATTTTTAAACTCTTGAGTAAATTCCTTAACCTTATCAATTGCATTAAAGTCATTAAAAATAATAGAGTCCGAAAATGCTTGTATATTCATACCATTATCAGTTAATTCAATATTACCATTCGGGCGTCTTGAGGCATTCAGGATAGCTGGAGTGCCATTTTTAAAAATATGTGGCAAGCTGAAAGAACAAAAATTCTCAGTTTCATAAAATTTTTGGATATATGAATCAATTATTAAGCTTGATAAGTTCATATTAAATCTCCCTCAAATGCTCCAACTATCTCCAATGATAAAAATTCTGTATTTGATTTCTCTTTGAATAAATCAAAGCAATCGGACCAATTTACACTATCATAGTCTATATCCAACTTGTAAACATCATTAATAGTGTGAATATGAGAACCATAAATTACTATTCGTGCCGATCTATCGGTATGTGATCTGATAGTGTTCGGATATATACAAATATCAAGTATTTGGTAAGTTATTAGACCTTGGCGCCACATTAAACCAAGCCTATGCTTCATAAAGCCTTGCGTCCTATTTGTTTCAAAGCGAAGACTTAGACCTGGAATATTGTCACCTTTAGTGTCACATAAAGGTGCTGAAAATCTAGAATATTGATTTTGCTTACCCGATGTCTCCATAACAACATCATCAGCAAAAGTCTTTCTTTGCTCAAGCAGAGATCTTGCTAACTCTATATCTTTAATGGCGTCTCTCACAATAACTCCCTATATAAATAGTGAACTAAAACGCCACACTTTGACGCTTCAAAATATTTATTGGTTATTTTGCTGATCCCTAATCTACAAGATGGGTTCGCAGGTTTTTAATCTTTTATATCTGAATACGTTTCTAAAAACTCATCTATCCAGCCTTGTGCAACTTCAAGATTTGTTATATCCGCTAGCTTTAGGTTGGTTTCCTCAGCTTCGTTAAAGCCTTCAATAATGGCTTCAAAGATGTTTGCTTCGGTAATGACCTCTTGTGCAATTTCCGCAGCATCATAGCTTTGCTTAGCTTTTTTAAGCGAGGCTATTTGTTTATCAATTCCCGCGCCAATTTTAGCTAAGGCTAATTTAAATTCTTGACGATTAATCGTTAGCGCAGTTTTGTATTTATTAAGTGTTGCGATCATAACATTCTCTTTTTTATGTAGAATTCGGGTGCTCTTGCTTATGTTGACTTGGTGGAATAATTTCAGTGATGGCGGTGATACTTTCTACGTCTTCCATATCAAATGTAATTCGCTCACCACCGTTTACAGCAAGTAAATTTAGAACATTGTTGTTAATACCAATCAATTCTTTAATCGTACAACGTCCATCTTTTAAGCAAACCTGAACAAATTCAGTTGGAGTTAGCTCTGCATCTGGATCACAAACTACATACCACCCATTTCGAATTGCTGGGTACATAGAATCACCAGTGCCTTTTATCCCGTATGATTTATCACCAGCGGAACGAGAAGGAATATATCCATCACCACCGTTACCCTCATAACCCATATCTGTGAAAAAGCCATCCATCCCCATTTTGCTGTAGGCCTTAACTGGAACCCATCTCTTCCTAGATAGAAACGGCTTTTCAATCACCTGCGAGAATAAAACAGCATCTTCGCTATCTGGAATGTTGTATTGCTTTTTGAATGCTTCAATGTCAAGTTTTTTGAACTGAGCAGGTGTTTCACTTGTGGTATTTAATTCCCTGTCAAGCAAACCATCTTCCCAGCCAACTTTACGCTCCAAGTTACGTGCGGCTTTCTCTCCAAAACTTCCATGACCATTAAGAAGTTGAGAGATGTGGCTTGGATTTAAATCATAGTGTTCACAGAAAGCAACATCAGACTTAAAACCTTTCGATTCATTAACAGCATTAATAGCTGTGCGCAAATTTATGCGTCTTAAAGCAATTTTATCCATATTTAGTATTTCATATAGTTTTTAGTAAAAAGTAAATTCGTGTTTGCTAAATATCTGTTGACATATTTAGTGATTAAAATTAGTATTTACTAAATATCACTAATAAGGAGATTCAACATGTCTTCTAGCAATACTCACCAACTCAGATCATTTTTAACTAGCCTCACCATTCAAGAAAAAGATGATTTTGCAAAACAGTGCTCAACGACAGTTGGTTACTTAAATCAAATTATGTATGGAAATAGCAAATGTAGTGCTTCACTAGCAATAAAAATTGATAAAGAAAGCAATGGTTTAGTTTCTTGCGATTTGCTTTGCCCTGAAGCTGATTTCAATTACTTAAGAGACCAGAAACTTAGCGCTTAGTTAATTATCTATTAACCAAAATATTAAATAAACGTGAAGAAATACAAGGATTCACATATGGAAATCAATTTAAGCCGAGAAGCTCAAAACGCAATTTGGCAAATGATAAGCAATACACCAGGCTTTACACCCAAAGATATTGCGCAGGTATTAGGTGATTCGCACAACACTATTTGCAATTACGCGAATATCAACATGCCAAATCACTTACCAAGCATAAAAAAGCTTGAGGCAATTCTTTACTACACACAAAACCCAGCTCTTTTGAAAATATGGGCGCATGAACTTGGCTATGCATTAGTTCCTGTGACATGTGATCGCAGTAAGCATCATGAATTGTCGATCTTTGAGGCAATGATGCAACACAACATTAAGTCTGGAAAGACCAATAAAGCTGTGTATGAAGCTTATGAAGATGGTGTTGTGACACCACAGGAATATGAAGAGATTCATCAACTGACATTGCATCTAATTGAATTAGCGACCGCTGTAGATCAAGCAGCATTAAAACAAATGAAAAGATATACATCAGGCCCTGAAAAAGAAAAAGCCTGAGGCTCATATCCCAGGCTTTCCTATATCCATAACGAGGTGGAATGAATATGAGTTCAAATTTAGCACAAATTT